CAGACAGACCGGTACGATCTGCCAGGCTGAGAAGATCTGGGTCGATGATGCCCTTTTCGGAGGCTAACCTCCGGAGTTCTGCATTTGCAAGTCGATCGTTGAACGCCCTGATCTTGGCGTCGGTAGCCGACTCAGTATCCATTTTATCCTTGAGGGCCTTTTCTGCAAGTTCCTTCCACTTACCCTCCTCTTTGAGTCGATCTTCGTCGATCTTAGCGAGTTTATCCGCCAGATCTTTGGCGTTCTTCTTACTTTCAGCGTTCTCACGGCGAAGTTTATCGACATATTCTTTGTCGAATTTCTCTTCGGATTTAGTCTCCGGCGGCTTCTGTCCCTCGGCCGGTTTCTGTCCCTCCGGCGGTTTCTGTCCGTCTCCGCCGTCTCCGCCGGCTCCGCCAGCCCCGGCATCATCGCCTTCTGCAAACAGTTGTAGATCAAACTCGGTAATCTTGGACATGGGGCGTTGTCTCCTTACTTCGCGGCAGGTTTGGGTGGGGGAGGGGGATTCGTGGCCTTCGTGATGTCGCTGAGGTGCGCGACCTGTCCTTCACGATCTGCTAGGAACTTTTTGACTGCGCGCGATGGATCTGGCTCGCCTGCGGCCATCGCTACGTACCGTGCCGCGATTTCAGTAGACATCATCGGTACCGGGGTCTTTTGACTTCCACCGACCGCCAACTCGAAGGCTGACATGATGTCCAGCAGTTCGCTACCGTCCGGTCGATTCCACTGAGGCCACTCAAGTCGGATCGGAGCCTTCAGGTCGATAGCGTCTACAGACGTGAAGTTATCTAGTTTGATGATCCCTTCTTTAACTCCGGTGAGGAGGATGCGAAGGAGCGGTACTAGCCCGCGATCACCGTAGCAGATACGAAGCCGGTCTACGAGCCAAATGAGCTTCTTGTGAAGGATCTCCAGAGCCTTGCCACTCTGCGCGCCGCCGCTATGCTCCTGGTCGGACTTCATGCCGCCGACAACCTCGATGGCCCACTCACGCATCTGCTTAAGGAACTCTTTACCGTTCTGCAGACCGCCGCCGTTGATCTCCAAGAACTCTGCTTTTCCATCCTTGGGAATGGTGAGCGTATTCTTTTCAGACATGTCTACGGTGCTGTTGTCTGTGGCCGACCCATCGTTTCCGTCGGAGATCGGGGCGATGTCACCCAGGATTCCATCCGCGATAGCGAGAATCGGATCCATACTGTACCGGAAGCCACGACAGATCTGGCTGAGCAGATAGTCAATCTCTACAATGATATCTACGATCTTACCGAACGTGGCATCTCCATCCATGCCTTTCGTCTGTACCGTATTCTTGATGAACACAGCAGGAGTGATCTCAAAGTCGTGGGCCCACGACCTCTCAAGGTCCTTCACCCACTTGGGCGCGTCCTCGTCACCGCGCTTTAGATCAGAATACTGCGCTTCAATCAGCGGCTTGTACCATGTCTCTTCGCTGTCGTCAAGATCGATGCGCATGAAGTACCAGGCTTCAGGCTGGATCCCTGCCCTGTCCTTATCGTTATCCGCTTCGGGATACCCTTGCGCGATCAAATCGGCGCCCTTGATAGGATATTCCCGGCGTAGCTCCATAAGTTTGTTCGGGTTCTTGGGATCGTAGATCGGCATGCACTCTTTACCAGGCACACGCTCGATGTAGACCTTATTATCCTCAAGTTGGCGTACGACTAGCGCAACCGACCCGGTAGAGCCCATGTACGCTGTCTCCAGCATGAGGGCATCAATATCGAAGTCAGCGCGAAGTGTCTCAATCGCGTTTTCGGTTTCCTCGTACTTCGTCCCATCGCCTTTGGCGTCCCAGCACTTCGCGTAGGGACTGTGGTCCGGGGTGAACAGCAGGGATACCGTGTCAGCCGTCAGCAACTCAGCGAGGTTATACACCATGGATGGTCGACGCTCGACCAGCGGAATGCGCCTCTGTCCATCTCGCTCTTTATAGAAATCATGCTTTAGGTGATCATAAAAGTCACCCTCAAGCAGACGATCGAGTGCATCGAGTCGCTTGTAGCGTTTACTCGTGCGGGCGGGGTATGGGATCGAACCTGCGACTCGGTTAAATGATCCCATAGTTGCATCCTATCTGAGACAGCACTATCACTAGTATACCTGATCTCGCGAACGAGCGCAAGCGGCAATCATCGGTTAGTCACGTTGATGAAGTTGATCTTCTCTTTACGAGCAATAGCACGCTCAACATGCACGACGTACCCGCAGGCATCGCTGATATGCGTGAGTTTTAGATCGGTCTTATCGATGTCGTTCTTACCTTCTACGAACTTCACGGCGTCAAAGTCGCGCATGAGGTATGGAGCCTGGTCGGCACGCACAAGGAATCCTATACCGTCGCTCGTGCGGAACGCCGCTTTCACAGCGTTGATACGATCCATAACCGATGGATTAGTGCTCGGCACTCGGAACTGGACTTTAGTAACCCCTGCGTCATAGAGAGTTTGGAGAATGATTTGCCAATTCGAGCGCGCCGCACTTTGCGAACTAATCTGCTGGCTCCGCGCGCCACCGCTCGCATCGCCGTAGATGGCAACGCCGCTCCGCTTGGCATGCTCGCCGTACCGCGCCAAGAACTCCTGTACCACCTCCGGCACACCCTTGTCTTTAAGCACCAACTCACCAAGGACGTAGAACAGCCGTTCCTGATACCCAGGTACCTCAACCCGGAATCTCTGTTTCGGGACCTGTTGCCACGAGAGATTAAACGGAGCAAAGTCCGTCACGGTAAGGGCGTCTGCGACCATCCTTTGTCGGTGCGACTGCATGATGACCGAACACATCATTCCGACGTTGAAGTCCAGGCCCCAGCAGATTGGCTGATTTGGATCGAGCTCTAGTTTCGGCAACAGCGGATGCATCGCCTCCGGTCGCAGGGCGTGGACAGTACGGTCCCAGCCCTTGTAGACGTTGCCGACCATCGCGTTTCCAAACTTACCGTCGATCAGAATCGGCCACAGGTCTGGGCTAAACGCGCTTTCTAACCCTCGGACATACTCCTCGTAGTCGGGCATGAGGAAGTTGTCGCGGGTGCTCATGTGCCAATACTTCCACCCCGAGTTGGCGAGGAAGTCAATGAGCCAATGCGATGTACTGAGCGGAGGGTTGGTAGAGAACCGCAACTGCGGCTTCATCCCCTTTGCGATATACTGCTTCCCCATCGGAGAGTAACGCAGACGGGGCATAAGATAGCGTGTGAACGCCTCCTCGCCCGTACTGCCCCAATCCGCGAGTTCGTCTGCCCAGATGGTATCAGCTTCGAGGGAGCGCCAGGCCAGGAAGTTTTCGGCCGTAAGCGGGATGAGTTTCGCGCCGGTGCGCTTTAAGCGAATGGTGCCGTCCGCACGATTGTACGTGTACTGGACCTTACGCTCTTCTAGCGCACCGCGGATAGTGAGTAGCGCACCGCGCTTCAACTGCGGCAAATCGCGAGCAGACAGACCGTGATTGCCTTGCGGATATAGGATCATACGGTCTATGAACCAGTCCGCCACGCTTTTTGACTTGCCGGCTCCCAGACCTCCGATTAGGCCCGCAAACTTCCCATCATACTCGTGAAACTCACGCTGGATGGGAAGAATGTCTACGATCTGTACGTCGCTCATCGCTAGGAGGATTTAGGAGGCCAATACAAAGGATTCCCCTCCCCATCGACTCCATAAGATTCCACAGGCGATCCGTGCAACGCCCACGACCCGGCACAGACCGCCCATGCTTTGAGGACAGCCGCCGCTACACCCATGATCGTATCTTGCGTCGTCGCGGCGCGCGCCGCTCGCTGATCCGACCAAAGCCAACTGCCCTGATAGAAGTACCCGAACGATACCGTCGTGCTGAACGGGCTCGCCGCCATGACGAACTGCCAAGGTAGTCCCGCACTCTTGATCGCATCGTTAACCCTCCCGGGAATGTCATTGATGGTCGGTACTGACCGCAGGACCGCTCCCAAGACCGCACTATCGTAACTCATGGTCTACCTCCACAGGTGGAACAATGTTTCTCATGGACCTTCTGTGCGGACACAACGCCAGCGACGTAACTCTCAGCATCAAACAAGGATTCATCGTACCCGAACATCTTGTAGTCCTCCCATGCCTGCTCAAGGACCTCTTGGAACTCACGCTTCGAGTAGTTGGGGTGACCGCAGGCTTCATGCGGGGATTGACTCGACGGTTGCCGACTCGATTGTGATTGGCTT